TAACAGTGTATAAAATCTATCCATTGTCAAACCCCAGTGCAGTAAGGAGGCATATTAGGACAGGAATAGCAAGATACTAAACCCTTATCCGTTACAATAGTTTGCACTGAGCAAGCTTGAGCGAATACGTCCGCTAAGAAAAGCATAGACACAATTAAAGCCATAATTTTAAGCATAATTCTAAATCCTCATAAGTGATACCACGTTTTAACAGTTCAATTCTTACCTTTTTAAGTGCGGACTGCTCCAACTGGCTTACCCGTTGATGGCTTACCCCTAGTGCATCCGCTATCTCATCAAGTGTCATTGGGAATAAATCCTTCGCTATCGTCTATTGATGTCAATATGATTAAATCCTGCCATAAGTCATACAATGCAGCCTCGTTTACCATCTCAAGCCACTCATGAGACTTATCAGGGTTTAACATAGCAGAGATGTCATCTATTAGGAATTGCCTAGCTTCGCTCATATTAAGCCCCTATTCTGATAAATTGAAAGTGATTTTCCATAAATTTAGCCGTCTCTGTTTTTTGCGTACGGTTTAACTCGTCCGCTATATCGCTGCCGCCTATATTCTTAATCCATCCGCTGCCAAACCATTGCCCCATTCTGTTAAATGGGTGATGACTGTTTACGTTAAGACTGATACAGTTTTCACCCCATGAGATATCAATAGCCTGATACCCTTGTTTAATACAATCTTTGATAGCCTTCATAATCATTGCCTTCGACGGTTTTCTGCCGTTAAAATCTACTGTTTTAATCTCGTGCATTGTGCTCATAATTTAAGCCCCTTATGAATTATATAAATTTAGGTTTTTATTGCGTAAAGCTTCGCATATGCGCCTATAGACTTCCCGCTTAGACTTGTAATAAGCATAATCCCTACAATCAGGGCTAAAGTTCCTCCAAGTATTATCCTCTTCATGGTCTAAGATATCCGCCGTTAAATCTCTGCTACTGTAATAATCCTTAAATCCGCCTAGATTGTAATGCGCTATAAATCCATTGGCTAAATAGAGATACTTATAGCCCGTCCCGTTGAGCTTGTCTATATCTTCGCAAGCTCTCACAATGTTTTTAACGATAAGACTTTGCTGTTTAAGTGTTATTGCTTCCATTTTTATAATCCTCCAGTAGTTAAGACGTAAACAGTCAACGGTACGGCAAAACAGATAAGCCCGAGAATGCAGCCTTGTAAAAATTTAATCATGATATAACCTTTAGATTGATTGAATAGGAATAAAGCGAGATTTTAAACTGCCATGCACAATGATAGAGGGACTTGCTTTTTTTGTATCAGTGCCGCCGTTACAGGCTCCGCACTGGTCGCAAGTTAAGCGCTTTCCTGCTTCTTTACTGGCAGGGCAAGCAAACTCACCGGATAATAGCGGCTCTTCACTGCTGCGGACTCTAAAAGTCCTAAACCCTTTAGATAATGCTAGAATTCTATCCTCTTCATTATCAGCACTTGCCATGCAAAAATCCATAACATGGTCGGCTTTCCCTGTTTTCCATTGGTGACTGTATCCGGTGCTGCCTTTAGCATTTAATAGCAAAGTTTGCCAAATAATTGCCGGTACTGCGGCAGGGTCGCCATAAGTACCTAAGCGAACCATTCTACCGGCTGATAGTGCTGCAGCCATTGCCAAATTATCCGGATAAATTCCTCTATTAATGCCGTCGGCAACTGCCCTAGGTCCTTGCCCTAGATTTACATAACACGAACCGCCTAAACCTCTGCGGTGCGGACAATCCCCGCAAATTGATATATCGGCAAGTGACTGAGAATTGATAACCGGAGATTTTCCATTGTCGACTAAAATATAGGTTTGTACCATGTTACCGGTTTTTATATTGCTGCTATTTGTAATGGCGACGGCGACAATTGGTTTTCCATCCAATAGCGAAGCGCCTCTATAAATGATATAGCCGTTAGGTTTTTTTGCTGCCATAATGTTACCTCCAATAGTTTAGGATACTGCGTTATTGACTAAGACCCTTCACAGGGTTTCGGCTATTAAAGCCTCATCAGTTAGTCTTTACTAATTTCTCAATGTCGAGAACTGCTTGCGTTGCATGGTTCAAAATCTGCTGCACGTAATCGTAGCGCACTTTGTTATCTGTTAAGTCCCGAACGCAGTCTGTTGCGTCTTGGAGTAAGTCTTGAAGGTATAACAATCTGCCTTCGTTGCTCATCTTAGTTAAATCAATGCTTGTTAATCTGCTCATGGTTACAACTCCTTATCTACTGTTATGAATGGTTACTGCTTACCCTCTACAATATAGACCCTTTATCATGCCGTCAATGGATTTCTAGGTATTTGTTGTGTTTTTTTCTATATCTTTTAGTTATATAAAACCCTGTCTTTATACTTAGGGTTTACCCTTACAAAATCGAGTTCTCGAGCTGGGAATACTAAGACATCAAAATAGACTAAATCGCCTGTAATCGCTTAAAAACAGTCTTACTATTGATTGTCATTTTAAACCAATGTTTTCTTGTTTTTAGTTAGTGTCTGCTAACTTCCCCGAGCTGTGAAGTGTTAGTGATGACTAACTTAGTCGAGCTGTGAAGTATCCCTATAAAGGTGCATCACCGTAACACGCACCAATATAGTGCAGCACCAATCTAGTGCATCGACTCTGTCCCTATTATTGTCTATATCGACTCTGTCCCCATTATTGACGCTATAGATGTAAGTGAGTGCTTACTTCGCTATAGGGGGGAGGGGTGATGATATAGTTATTTATAATGGCGGAGCCACCACAGCACACAAAAAAGTTAAAATAGACTATATTGCACTGCAATGTATGTCGTTGATTTCAAAGAAAGTTACTTCTAAATTGACAATAATGAGAAAGGATGGAAGATGCTCACTGCGAAGCAGGTCTGCGGAGGTCTATAAAGCTGTCATAGCCCCGCTACGATAAAGACATAGTAGACTGTAGGGTCTATAAAATAATGCTTGACAAAATCACGAAAGTATGCTAAAATCGCTTTACAAGAGTTCAGCAACACACTATAAAGGAATCGGGACAGTCCCCTTCGGGACGACATGATTATAGCGTACTGTAGCATGGGGAACGATAAACGATAGTTAGTTCCCCTCTTAGCTAATAGCGCAATTCAGTCCCTGTGAATACGACAGCACTCTATAGTATTAGTAGGGCTTTGAATTTTTTTAACTTTTGTCTCCTTAAAGGATAAAGACTAATGTCTGATGATTTGTCTTCGCAGCCTGACAAGGATGTGATTAAAGAGGTGGTGGTGGTTGAAAAACCAAAGCGTCCAAAGATTAAACGACGTGAAGTAGTTGATGGTAAACCAAAGCGTGGTCGCCCAACAAAGGCGGCTATCGCCAAGAAAAAGAATCCCGGGGTGTTGGGAAGACCTCCCGGCGACGCAGCAAGAATTGCAGAATTTAAAGCAAGGTTATTAGCTACCTCTGGCGACAAAGTATTAACGAAGATTATTGAAACAGCCCTTGCTGATGGTCATCCAGCGCAGGGTGCAATGTTAAAGTTCTGCGGAGAACGATTGTTACCGTTGTCTAGCTTTGAAGCGAAGTCCGGTGGAGGTACTCCTCAGATTAGTATTAATATTACTGGGATTAATTCTCCTACAGTAGAAGCTGCAGAAGTGATTGACAACGATATTACTGATGTGGACATCGAATAATGGCAGAACTAACCTTTAGTCTTTTAAATTGGCAAAAAGAAGTATTTAAAGACCCTACACGATTTAAGGTTATTGCTGCTGGTCGTCGTTGTGGTAAATCACGATTATCTGCAGTAACGCTGTTGATTGAAGGAATTAATTGTCCTGAAGGTTCTAGTGTGATGTATGTTGCGCCAACGTTAGGACAAGCTCGAACGATTATCTGGGATTTGTTGATGGAGTTAGGTAGACCAATTATCAAGTCTGCTCACATTAATAACCTAGAGATTACTTTGGTTAATGGTCGTAAGATTTTAGTTCGTGGTGCTGATAATCCAGACTCGCT